TGCCTTGCACATTTACATCGTTGGTAATGTCGGTAATTTCTATAGATGACAGCACATCCTGTTCAATCGCGTTGTTCAATTCTTCGCGGCTGATCTTATGGGTAACTGCGCCAGATGTATCGACCACCACAAAATAGTCATCAGCCGCCGTTGCGCTGCCGGTGATAGATACTAATTCGGATATTTTTTTATCGGCCATTTTTACCTACCAAATCCAGAGTTCAATATAACCGGCGCGTCCGGCTTCGGGCTGAATGCTGCCGCCGTTAGTTGTGGCAGTACCGCCAGCACCTATGGAATAGGACAAAACTTGACCGCCAACCGTTGCACCAGTGACATATTTCTGCACCAGCACACCATTTCCGCCATCTTCACGCCCGCCGTCAAAGTTGTTTGTCATTGTGCGGCCACCAGATGCACCAGCATTATAAAAAATATCGCCGCCTGCCGATGATGAGCCTACATTCGTAAACCAATTTGAAGTATTACTCCCAAAGTTAGTGCCGTGCGGACCACCAGCCGCAGTGATAGCAATACCCAGCGTGCCGTTGCTAACCGTTGTTGTGCCGCCATCGCCGCCCTCAGTAACGCTGTTAAGGCCAAGACCGCCGGTTGCAGGATTGGCGTGAACAGAACCACCGCCACCACCGCCAGACGCTTTGATCAAGACAGCCTGCGCGCCGGATGGGATCGTGTAGCTTGTGCCGCTGGTCAGCGTTGTAATGACTTGCGGATAAGATACCGCATTTTCAGCGATAGCTTGTGCTGTGCGTAATGGCGTCATCAATTCGGTGTTATTGGTTCCAGCTTCGGCTGTGGCTTGTGATGCCACTTGCAAATCAATGATCTTTGTGCCGCTGCTATTGAGAACGTCAATGCCGCCAGCAGATGCAGCTTTTAGGCTGTCGCTGATCAGCTTCCAGCGGTCATTAGTCACATCCAACTCGCCAACAATCACCCAATCAGCATTGTCCTTGTCGCGCAGTTTTAGATAATTGTTTGTGGTATCCAGCCACCACATACCAGCGTAAGTCACAGACGGCGCAGATGTTCCGCTGTTATTGGTCACAATCGCTTGCAGCACGTTGTTAATATCTGACCGCGCAGATGGTGCCGATTGGTTGTCAATTACATAATCGTGATTAGCCATTACCCATACCTAACTTTTGCTGCCAATTCGTCAATGCTTGGCGTCACATCATCGCTGGTCGATTGCAGCTCTATTCTAAACCTAAATGCCCGCCCTGAGAAGTCACCAGTTTTAAACTGCTTATATGCCGACCAAGTTGGCGATCCAGCCGGATCATCATCAGTGATCGAAATATATTGCAAAACATTTGTGTCGGTAAACTGCACCGATCCTGTCCAGTCATCCCAATTGCCAGCAAAACTATCCCAATTGCCAGCGATAGTATCCCACAAAGGCGCACTATTGTCGATCCGCACAACGTCCATTGGCATTGTCACTTCGCACAAGTTGACCGATCCTGTGTCGATGTAATTGCTAAAATCATATGTTGCTGTGGTTGGTGCGGTTGCTGGGCTTGTGATACGCAGATCACCGGAAATAACAGAGCATCCGGTCTTGCTGCCGCTGAACGATGGGTCTTCTGTCTGCGTTAGCGTATTTGCAAAGACGCGCAAATCATTTTGGCTGATAACCAAACTGGTATAATTGACGCTAGCGTTGCCCGATTTGTCATATGCTTTAATCATATATGTGCCAGCACGCGGCGGCACTGTGACGCTGTTAGCGGGGCGTGCGACCTTATTGATTGCTGTGGTGCTGTTGGCAAATGTCGCGCCGGTTGTCTGGCTGCTATAGCGAATTCGGTAAAATGATAAGTCAAGGTCTGGCACTGGCTCCCACTCCAAATGCAGACCGCCAGCCGTCACGCTGCCAATAAATCCGGTAATGTCAGCCGGTGGATCGGCCAAGCCTTGCACAGTAACGCCTTGCCGCGTTGTAAACTCACCCTTGATGCCAAATGTGTTAATCGCCCTTGCGCGGATATCATAGTCACTGTCTTCAACGTCAAGAATTTCAACGCGACCAAGATCGCCAACGTGACCAGTGGAATAAACTGTTTCACCGACCTTGCGATATTGAACCTCAATGTTGTCTATGCGTTCTGGCGATGCCGATGTGACTTCTGCAATTATAACATTTGTTAGATGCTCGTTAATCACCCGCGCTTCGCTGCTAATGTTCAGACCAATGGCCGGAACATCAAACGGGTCAGCAAGCGTTGTATTATTTGTTTCAAATGCGTTTTCTTCAGTTGCCCAGCTATAGACTGCCGCAGACGTTTCGCGCAGTGTCATCTTGACTTCAAGCGCACCATTTCCGTCCGGTGCAAATGTCCACGATAGCACTTCAAACGGCTTATCAACAAAACCAGCGCGGCTATTATTGAACAAGATCACATCACCGACTTGCAATTGAAAAGCACGCAAGCCAAAGCTGGCTGATAATGTTAGCTGTTCGCGGTTTTGATATAGTGCAATTTTAGCAATCCGCTGCGCTGTGGCCGCAGATGACACCATTCCCAATTCCAAATCCATTGCACTTTCTTGCCCGTTATCGACTTGAATGAACGTGTTGCTTTTGATTTCTGGGAAATCGCTGAATTGCCAGTTGCTTTCGGAACCGCGAAACGTACCTCGCACGATGTTAAAGTTGTCACGCCGTGAATGCCGCGTGTTGATCTGCAACGTGCTTCGCAAATCATCTTCGTCAAACGTCAGCGTTGGCGTGACATAGGCCGCTGCCTTTGCCCGCCATTTGCCCTGTGCATACCACAGCATCCCGCCCATTGGACGCAATAGGCTGTCGATAGCATCAGCCGGTTTAACACCAGTAGAAAATGCGCCGTTGGTGGTGTATCGCTTTTCTGTGCCACCGACTGCCAACGATACATTTTCATCACAGATATTTGCGGCTGTAATCGTCAGCGCGTCATCAATTTCATCAGCCGGTGAATTTAGGCCATAATCGCTTGTAAGGTAATCGCGAAAACACAGCGCGGCATTATCTGACCACGCAGTTGTTGATGTGCGCGGATCATATACCTTTTTGCCTTTGACGATTGCTGTAATGTTTGGCTCACCATTTGGAAATGCGTCAGCTTCAAACTCTAATCGTGCATAAATATAAGCAATGCCTTGCAACCGATGATCGTTTGTCCATTTGCCAGCACTTTCGCTGACCAAATCTTCATCTGCCGCTTGCGTTGCCGTTCCCAGATGCTTATTGATCCGCACGACATATCTTGTATCTTCACCATCTTCTTCAATTACATATTTGCTTGGCGCAGTCACAAAGCCATCACCGTCAATCGTCACAGCTTCATCATTTAAATAAACTGTTTCAATTTCTTCGACTTCGTGACCGGCAAGTGCAACAACAATGTGCATAAATTTATTGTTGTCTGTGGCCTCTTTATAGACCACGGCACCGCCGATCTTTGTGCGGCCATAGATAATTTGATGATCTGCAACGGGCGATAATCCGCTGACCAAAATCGCAGACGTTCCGGCTTGCTGACCACCCGCGTTTGGCTTTGGTGAAAGCGACTGACTGACAAGGCCAAGCGCAACATTTAACGCGAATGAAGTCATAAACGCAGTCATAAAGCTGACTGTCAGCGTCCCCATCACCCACGCTGCCGCTGTACTTGCCAAAGCAGCGGTCGCCGCAGCAACAACAACCGGCGGCATCGCATAAGCTGCTTCTGGAATAAGGGCAATCATCGCCGCAGATGTTAGCGATGTTGTGGTTTTTAGAAGCGTGATCTTGTTCATTCTACAACCCAAATCAAATCAGTTGGTTTAGCCGGTGAAAATTCCAGACCATCATAACCTAAAAACGCAACTTTATCACCCAGCGCAACGCCCAAGGCGATTTCAGTCACCATCAACGCCCCGTAATCGCCCCGACCTATAATTGCACCCCTTGGTGGCACAATCCAGTCCACGGCCTTTAAACGGCTATTAATCGCCGTTATAATATTTGTATGACCGCTGCGCTTCATTTGCCGGTTGTAGTTTAGAAACGCGCCCCATTCAGTCGTATAGGTTCCGAACCAATCATTAAAAATGTGCTTGCCGGTCTGCACATAATGCGCTTCATCCGCAAACCTAATGCAATCAAATTGCGCCCAGCAGAATGGCCGATTTCGCCACTCATTTATAAACGCATCAAATCTTTCCGGCCAATCATCAAGCCTCACCCACGCCCCCAATTGAATTTTTTGTCTTGCAAATCTTCGACAAATTCAAAGCCCTTGTCGTTTGGATATCTGGCTTTTTGGTTCTGATCGTTATATCTAAAAATTCGCGCACGCTCTAAATCAATCAAACGGCTTTCGACCGATATAGCAATGCTGCTAGTCTCCGCACCTTCCATTATTGTCATCTGGTCAATATAACCATTAAACACTTCAACCACTGGCGACACCGCACCCTGCGACACATCAATCCGGCTTCCATCTTCAGCCAGCAAATAACTGCCATTTTCCAACATCAAGAATTGCCGGTCTGCGTCAATCAAACCGAACAGGATTTTGCACTTGCGGCCTTGATACGGCTCACTGATCGCCAGCGAAATCAATTCAGACGGGATGCCGGACAAGCTAACAGTCGCACCTTTTGCCGATATTTCAGCGGTTTCTTGCAGTTCACTAATTTCAAGAAACTGACCTGTGCCGATGTAGGTTATGCCGTTAAATACCAGATCACCGATGCCAGTCCACATATACAGCGTTTGCGTGTCCAGATATAGTTCAACAGCAAAAAGCGGCTGAACCTCTGCCGCTTCAAGATTGTCAATAATGCTTTGGGTTAGTTCGCGGCTCATTAAATGATGACCTCAATGGCTGGGAACGTAATGCCATAGAAGCTGGCGTTGTTGATCGACCAATCTGATTGATTTGTGGAAAGCCGGAAATTGCCAACCGCGTTAGCAACCACGACCGCGCTGTCATCAGCCGGTGCTGTGCGGATGTGCGGCCATATGTCCAGCGTTGCCTGTCCTGACGCATTGCTGTCCACGTTGGTTAGAACCTTGTGCAATGTCGCACTAGAACCGCCGCCTAGCTGGATGTAATCGCCAGCAAGCAAATAACCAGTTGCACTAACTGGCAAGCCGTCAATGGTCAAATTATCGCCGGTCTGGTCTGCACCATTAACAACAGGTGTTCCAGCCGCAGTCGATGCGCTGCCGCGTGCTGTGGCGCAGTTAGGGTCGCCCATTAAGAACGTGCCGCGCATACCTTTAAGCGATAGCAAGAAAGCAATCCAAACTTCGGCATCGTCACGCTTCATTGGTGGCAAGCTAACTTCAGCTTCCCAGCGTTGCCCTGTGTGCGCCACCACTTGCTGCTTGTAAGTGAATGGGCTTTGACTGATCGCAACGCTGTTGATCGCGTGCAAATTTACACTGGCGATGCCGGTCTGCGTTGGAAATGTTAGTGGATATGATATTGCCATTTAGATCACCCGAATGCCGCACTGAATGAGCCACCGCGCCGCCTTGCGTCAAGCACCGCAGCTTTTGACGCTTCTTGTATTTGCGGCATCATTTGCATCACTTCAGCGCGTACTGTTTGCGACACTCCAGCCGATAGGTTTATGGTCTGATTGACGACTACACTGCCGCCCGCACTGCTACCATTAGGCACAATCTTGCCGTGACCAGATGGCACAAACAATTCTGCACCTTTTTCCCCGACCAAATGCGGCTGTCCAGCGGTTACACGACCGCCGTTAGCCCTTGCTGGCAAGCCAGAAACCCAAGGCGGCACACCGGCAGACGTTGCGCCAGCACCGAACAGATTAAGCCCAGACAAAAAGCTGCTAACTTTAGATGTGATCTGTTGCTGAATTTGAATGCGGATCAGATCGCTAATAATCGACCGCGCCATTGACTTAAAAGCATCTTTGGCGTTCATAGTGCCGTCAATAACGCCAACAAGTGAATCCTCAAGCGATTTGACGCCGCGCGTTGCCGCATCTTGCATATTCTTTGTTACGTCTTGCGCGGCCTTTGTGTATTCGGTCAAAGATGATGTGGCTTCCCTAATAGTGCCGGTGGTCATTCCAGCCTTTTCTTTTACACGCTCAAAACCAATGGCAAGATCAGCAATTGGTTGTTTTGCAGTTTTTGTGATTTTTACTATTCGGGTGATATTTCCTTCAGTATCCATAATAGCGTGACCAGCGTTTTCCATATTGAAAACCATCCGGTCGATGTCTTTTTCTAAAGCCTCACCAAATTTAAATTTGTTCATTGTGATGCCAACTTCAGCGGCAAGGTCGACAATGCCATTCAAGAATTTACGCAAGCCAGCGGTCGCGTAATTCAAGCCCTTTAAGACGTGTATTAATATAAATTCGCCAATGTCAGCCAGAACCGGCAAAAATGTTGCTGTGATCTGATTGCCAAGTGACGACAGCACTTGCCCCAATTTATCAAATCGGTCGTTTGCTTCTTCAACAGCGTTTGCTTGTGCGCCAGTCAATTCAATCGTAACAGCATTAAATTGTTCGCGCAGATTGTTCACTTCTTCAGAACCATTCTGCAATGTGTTCACAAGATTGACGCCAGAACGGCCAAACAGATCGAATGCAATCCGCACGCGGTCAGCCGGTGCTTCAATCATTTGCAACTTGTCAGAAACTTCATTTAAAAGTTCATTTGTTGGCCGCAGATTACCAGCGGCATCCATTACCTTGATGCCTAACGCTTCAAACGACCGCAAGCCAGTGCCAATGCCAGTTGATGCTTCAGAAATAGAACGATTGAACCGCGTTAGACCTTTTTCAAGTTCTTCGGCGGATGCCCCCGTTTGACTGGCCGCAAATTGTAATGATTGTAATTCATTAACGGTCAAACCAAGGCGGCTAGACGCTTTTGCAAGGTTGTCAATTTTGTCTGCAAATAATTTAAGTGCCGTTGCAGCACCCAAGGCGACAAGCGCACCTTGAACGCTGACAACAGCCTTTTTGACGCGGCCTAGGCCAGCGGCAACACCGCGAAATATTTTCTGGGTCTTATCAACGGCTGCGATAACAAAATTAAGTTTTTGATTTGCCATCGTCTATCACCTTGAAATAAGCGAACCATTCATTCAGTTCTGTTAGCGTCAATTCTTCGATTTCGGCCTGTGTTTTATGTAAGCGATCCGCCAAGGCCATCATATTTAGCCTCAACGGGTCGCCACTTAGTTTTTTTCAGCATCCTCAACAGTTTCAACATCGCCAAACATCCGGCCAGCAATGTCAGATATTGTCGTCACGCTTTCTTTCATAAGATACATCTTATCTTCTAGCGTGAATAGACGTTTGCCATCAACATCTTCAGCTTTTGCAATAATCAGATCGACCATTCCGGTCACTGTCATATTGCTTAGAAAGTCTTTGTGCTTTCTTTGCAGCTTATCAATGTCGCCAGCGGTAATAGAGCCAGAATAAATAACCAACGGTTCCCCATCTTCGCCCCACTCAAAAACCTCAATCCGGTTACGTTGCAACGCACGCCGCGCTGCTATCTGTTCTCCCAAGCCCATTTTTTACCCCTTAAACAACAGTTTCAGTTAAGCCACCAGTGCCTTGCAGCGAATATGTGGCGGTGTTGATGCCATCAGATGAAACACCAATGTCGCGGCCAGTGACAATCGCTGAACCAGTCAATTGATGGTCGCCAGTTGTGTTGCCTTCCATTTGCAATTTCAAAACAACAGTATCGCCAGCGGTCACATTGTTTTGCGCTGTGTCAGTGTCGTCAAAATAACATTCTACGGTAGCTGTGAAGTCTTGAAAGCTAGCCTTGTATGTGTGAGCCGTATCGCCCATCACCGTATCTTGAATTGTTTCCGCAGTTTCCGATACGCTGAATGAAATCACTTCAGCCATTACGTCTGTGCCGATTAGAACGACACCATCGTTTCCTTTAAAAGTCGCCATCGTTATATCTCCTAAACGGCAGTTTCAACGTCATTTTCTTTGGTGCGGTATTGCACCGAAAGAGTAAACCGACCAACGGCCACCGGCTGTTCGCCATCGCCGCTATAGTCAGCCTCAAACGCAACAACCTGTGCATCTTTTGCCAGATTGTTTAGCGTCACATCAGCGGCAATGGCTTCTTCAACCTCAACCGCAATTCCATCCAGCGCATTATCATAATTCGCTGTGCCAATTACATATGCTTCAACAGCAACTTCCAAAACCCGATTTACAGAACGCGCTAAAGTGATTGTATCAAATTCGGTCGCTTCGCTCTTGGTAAAAATGCAAAGTGCCGGAAGCTTTGTCTGTTCCAGCGGAAATATACGGCTGCGGAAAACATTGCTGCCGGTAGTGGTCAATCCCGTTAATGCGGTCACGATCTGGTCGCGGATTTGCTGCCGAACGTGCGCCATTTATTGTTTCTCCAAGACCAGCGTGGTCATACCAGTGCCGTCATCCTGCACAATCCGAATTGTGTAGGCCACCGCGCTGATTGTAATAGTGTCGCCTTCGGCTGCGGTGCTAACGTCTGCGGTGCGGCAAACAAAGCGTGGTTGCTGTAATGCAAAGCCAACGCCCCCACCAGCGTCAACCTCGACAAAATCATTGTCAAAAATACCATTGATCGTGCCGCCGTTATAGGTTGCGGCAACCCCAAAATCATCAACGCCAATGAATATAGCGCGATCATCTGCGGTTTCGACAGCCATTAGTCGGCGTCCACTTTAGCTACTTTAGCCACTTTAGCTGACCATAGCTTTGCATAGCCGCGATCAATCAGCTTGTTCGCCTCATCTTCACGAACATCGTGATCTTCGCCTTCAAGCATAATCCCGACCGATCCCGCTTGGCAGTCTTTTAGCGTGGTGATTTTGATCAGTTTTGTTGTCATTTTTTCTTTGTGTTCCGCTTTACAAGGCTGGCCGCTGATTTCTTTGTTAGGCCGATAGCCCGATCAGTGATGCCCTGCTTTTCTTCATATACCTCGACCTTGCCAGTGTTGACTAGATCAAGCCCCACATTGTCAGTCACTTCGACAATATCGCCAACTTCGTGCGCTTTGCCCTTAATTAAAATATTACGTTTGCATCTGATTTTCATATTACGCCCCTATGGGAAAGACAGGGCGACCGGAGCCGCCCCGTCAGTTTAGTTAGGCATCAATGTCGAGACACGCAGCGAATGACTGGGCGTGACGTACGGCCAAGTCCATTTCCTGCATTACGCGGATGCGTACTGCACCGGTTGAACCGGCTGTGTATGGATCAACCAATACATCAGCGACACTATGAAAACCAAACAAAAGTTGACTAAAATCGCCATATATCAATGCACTGGCGGTTGTTAATGTGCCTTTTGTAAGGTCAGATGGCACGTTGTTGGTAACTGCAACATCATAACCGTAAACGCTGTTCCAAGGCGCATCCATCAACATCACGCTATCTGTTGACGCAACCTTTGGAGTGCTAGCCATATGTGACTTCACTTTAGGGTTGGTCAAGTAGGCAAGTGAATTGCCATTGATTGCAGCATTGTCAATTTCAACTTCTTTGACCAGATCGGTGATGGCATCCCAAGTCAGTGCGCCACCGTTTGTGCCGATTGCGACTGAACCGATACCGGCTGTTCCGATGATGCCTGTTGGCTCATTAGACCCGCCGCCTTCGATTGCAACGTCCTCAATTTTCTGGGCAATTGCATTTAAAAGGTCATCGCGGATGATTTGCTCAACAGATGGATCAGACTGGATCATCAACAAGCGGCTGATGTCTGTGAATGCACCCAATGACTTCGGTGACATTGTGATCTGTGAGAAAGTTGCGTTCACCTCAGATGTTGCGCCATTTTCAGCAACGAAACCGGCTGAAACGCCAGTTGCCAGCTTTGGAATAGCAACGTCACCTTTGAGGCCAGTCATAAAGCGTGCGCCAAGTTCATTGAACACCAAGCGCGAACGCAGTGCGTCAACAAACTGATCACCCATATGATCTGTGCCGACCAAGTGACCACCGGCTGTGGCTGTGCCAACAGTCAGGTCACGGCGACCGCCCCAGAAGCTGTCTGGTGCATAGAAACCGCGTGCTTCGCGACCTTGACGCTTTGCAATTTCTTCAGAAACTTCACGCTCAAGACCTTGCAGACCAGAGCCATTTACCAAGCCGCGAACAGCTTTGATGAATGAATAGTCGCGCTGCTCTTTAGCTGACATATCAACCGCACCGGCTGACTGCTCAAGTGGCTTACCTTCGCCGATAGCGTCCAGCAATGTTGCGCGGAATTGTGCAACAGACTGGCCTTCGCCGATAGCTTGATCAGCTAGGTCACGGCGGTTGTGTTTAACAGCAAGATTGATAATCTCGCTGGCATTCTTTTGGAAATCGCGCTTGGCTGCTTCAGCGGCTGCTTCACGGATTTCATCGTGATTTACTTCAGACATAATAACTTTTTCCTCTGTCTTGATAGTAGGTTCGATAAATTCAG